TTGACGCTTTAGAGAAGATTAAGGAAAGGGAGCGAGCAGATATCGAAGCGGAAGAGGAGGGAGATTTTGAGGATTTTGAGATTGAGGGCGGTATTGACCCCGAACTAAAAGCCTACATTGATTTAGTTAATTCAAAGTTAGAATATGATGCGGAGGCAGCATTAAGAAAGGATCAGATATTAAAAGAAGAGGTTGAGGCAGAGCGAGCAGCAAACGAGGCTAAGGCGGCTATTCAATCACAATACATTGATTCCGTTTCGAGTGGTATTAAATTATTAGCATCATTTGCAGGAGATAGCAAAGCGGCACAAGCTGCCTCAATTATTGCAGAGAACGCGGCGGGTATTGCTAAGATGGTAATTTCTAATAATATTGCAAACGCAGGGGCTTTAGCTACTCCGCAAGCGATAGCAACATCGGGAGCGAGTGCAATCCCGGTAATAACAGCTAACAATATTACAACGGGCTTAAGTATTGCCTCAGCTATTAAAGCAACGGCAGACGGTTTAAGTAAATTAAAGAAAGGCGGTTCGGCAGGAACTAAACCAAGTTTACCAAGTGGGGGAGGTTCAGCCTCTGCACCGTCAATTAATGAAGATACATTATTTAGCACTCAAAACTTACAAGGTCAAGAGAGTGAAAATGTAGGAGAGGGAGCAGGAATTAATCAGATAAAAGCGGTTGTTGTAGAAAGTGATATTACGAATGTTCAGAAGAAAATAAACGACATAGAAACGACCTCAGAAATAGGCTAAAAAGTATCAATTTATCGGTACTTTTTTAAAAAAGTACTGGTTTCTTGACACGTAGATGTACTATTTATAGGGTCTACAGACGTAGTGCTGTAATATATATATATAAGTAAGTCGAACAAAAGAAAAAAATAAACTTTTATAAGTATGAATGAACTAATAGTTGAATTAACAGTTAACGAAGATGATGATACGGGAGTAGATATTATCTCATTTGTGGAAAGTCCTGCCATTGAGGTAGATTTTATGTATTTCACAGATAAGAAAACACAAAGATTTAAGGCAGTTGACACAGATAAACGTATTGTTGTAGGTGCTGCAATGTTACCGAACGAAAAGATTATCCGTTATGATGCAGATAATAACCCTTACTTCGTGTATTTCTCAGAAGATACTGTCCGTAAGTGTCAAGAGTTATACTTCAAGAGGTCAAAACAAAACAGCACTAACGTAGACCATAAGGATGAGGTTAACGGAGGTGTTACCGTTGTAGAAAGTTGGATAGTTGAAAATCCCGAAATGGATAAGAGTAAGCATTTAGGTTATGAGAATATCCCTAAAGGTTCGTGGTTCGTTTCGTATAAAGTCGATAACGATGACTTGTGGGATAAAGTAAAAAACGGAGAGGTATTAGGCTTTAGCGTTGAGGGTTTATTTACTCAAACAGTTGAGCAAGAAAATGTTGAAAAGGAGTTACATTCAATCTTAGATTCTGAACTTTCAAGAGAGGAAAAAATAAAAGAATTAAGAAAAAAGTTGAACAAAGAAAAAAAATAACCTTTTATAAATAAACAATAACAATAAATTATGGAAGAGAAAAAATCATTATTTGAGAAAGTCAAGGCTTTACTCGCAGAAGATGAAGTAAAAGAAGAGACATTTTTAGACGTGAAAACTTCTGAGGGTGTTGTTTTAAGAGTTGATGAGGTTGCAGAGGGTGCAACTGTAACAATAATTTCTGAGGATGGCGAGAACGTAAGCGGAGCAGCTGAGTACACTTTAGAAGATGGTACAACTATCACAGTAAGCGAAGAGGGCGTTATTACATCAGTTATGGAAGCTGAGGGAGAGGACGAAGTTGCTGACGAGGAAGTTGCGGAGGAAGAAATGCAAGAGGAAGAAGTTGTTGCGGAGGTTAACCCTAACGATGAGAGAATAGCAAAATTAGAAGAGAGTATCGAAAAAATACTATCTCAGTTTGAGGCAATGAATGAGCAGGTTGAAAAGTTTGCATCTGCACCTGCTGACGAAGAGGTTAAAATTGAAAAGAAAAAACCAACAGTATTTAAAAAAGAGTCAGCTATTGACGCTTTAAGTAATTATAAAAGAAACAAAAATAAAAAATAAAAATTATGGCATTAGATTTAAGCGGTTTATCTGCGTACACAGATGAGCAAAAAATGGAATTAATTAGAGCATCTCTTTTAGATGGTAAAACTCTAAGTACAATAACAGTACAACCCGATATTAAAAGCTCGGCAGCAATTAACATTCTATCAACTACTCCATTGTGGGCGGCGGGTGCTTGTGGTTTCTCTGCGTCAGGTACTACAACTTTAACTCAAAGAGTTATTACGGTAGCACCGATTAAGAAAAACGAGTCTATTTGCGTTGATGATTTAGAAGCGTACTGGATTCAATCAAAAATGAAAGCAGGTTCGTACAATGAGGAGATTCCTTTCGAGCAAATGTATTCAGAAGAGTTAGCAGCACAAACTGCGAAATTTGTTGAGGAGTTAGCTTGGCAAGGAGATACAGCAGGAGCAGGGAACTTAGCTTTAGCTGACGGACTTATTAAGTTGATTGATGCAGAGGGTACAGTTGTAACGGGAACGGCTTTAGCTTTAGATGCTGCTAACATTATTGATGCAGTTGACGAAATGGTTGCGGCTATTCCTGCGGATGCTTTAACGTCTACGGATTTAACTTTATTTATGGGTCACGATAAATACAGAATTTATGCAGCGGCTTTAAGAGATGCAAACCTTTTCCACTACACAGGAGCAGAGGGAGATAACTTTGAGATGTTTGTACCGGGAACTAACGTGAAAGTTGTTGCAGTTGCAGGATTGATTAACACGGGTGTTGCAGGAGCAGGGAGGATTTTCTTATGTGAAGCGTCTAACCTTTATGCAGGAACTGACTTGTTAAACGATGCAGAAGATTTCAGAATCTTTTACAGCGAAGATAATGACGAGGTAAGAGTTATCCAAAAAATGAAAATTGGTTTTCAAATGGCTTTCCCTGAGAGAATCGTATCTAACTAATATTAAATAATTACTAACTTAAAAAGCCGCTGCGAATATGTGGCGGCTTTTTTTATAAATATATAAAAATATGGCAAATTGCGTATTAACTGAGGGTATTCCCTTAGCGTGTTTGGAGAGTACGGGAGGTGTAAAGAATGTTTACATCGGTGCTTATTCAGACGCAACAACTTTTACTTATGCTGTTGACGATATTATCGACGCAGTAGCAAGTACAGAAACATTTTATACTTTTAAATTCAGACCTCAAACGGCAGGTTATACAGAGGAATTAACAAAGTCAGTTGAGAACGGTACTACGTTTTGGACTCAGGCGTTAACTATGATTTTCCACAAGATGGATGCAGCGAAAAGAAATAACATTCTTTTATTAGCGAGTACATCAATGCACGTTATAGTTCAAACACAAAACGGAGAGTATTGGTGGCTAGGTCTTGCAAACGGTGCAGAGGTTACAACAACTACAACGTCAGCAGGAACTGCATACGGAGACTTGAACGGTTATAATTTAACTGTTACGGGGTTAGAACCAGTATCTGCTCACTTGTTAAGTGATGCGGCTTTCGCTACTTTAACAACAGCGGCTTAAAAACATTTCATATCTGTTTTAATTGGGTTATCTTAACGGATAGCCCTTTTTTTTGAAACAAAAAGTTTTTTTAACCTTTTATATATAAACAAACTTATGTTAAAAATTAAGAAAAAATATTTAGGTAAAACGATGAGCAACGGAAAAGTTGGCAAGTTTAACACTAATGACATAACAGATAAAACAGCAATGTATTATTTTAATAATGGCTTTGAACATATTTTCCAAAAAATTAAAGAAGATTGATACTTTTAGAACAAAATACAATCAACAAAGTGGTAGTAACTTTAAGAGAGTTCACGACTATATCAAACCCTTATTACTTATTTGAGTTTATTAGTGATGATACAAATGAGCCGTTAATTTTCACAGCGGCTGACATCTCAACTAATGTAAACCGATATAACGAGTTTAATATAGAACTTACGACATCTACTGAGGATTTATTAAACGGAGTCGTTAAAATGCCCTTAAAAGGCTATTACACGTATAACATCTATTCACAAGTAAGTGCAACAAATTTAGATTTGGCAAATATTACCGAATTAGTTGAGGTTGGCAAGGTATATGTAAACGATACAATTAAACCCGTAAAGACAACTTACAGCGGAGAGGATAACACAAAAACGGTTTATAATGGATAAGACAAATAACGCAGCCCCTTTCTTTTCGTTCAGTATGAGTGAGAGAGAAAATACACCGACTTTTGTCGAGGGTAAGCAAGATTGGATACAATACGGGGAGAAAAATTTATACCCCGATTACTTAATCGAGTTAATGAATACATCAAGTAAACATAACTCATTGATTAAGAAAAAAGTTAATATGAGTGTGGGTGGTGGTTTTGAAGAGAACGCAGCATTAACAGAGTTTATTGAAAACCCAAACGGTAAAGAGGACTTAAACGATATTATCTATAAAAACGGTTATGATTTAGCTACTTACGGAGGTTATTGTTTAGCGGTTACGTGGTCAAACGATAGAACTAAAATAGTTAGGGAGACTTTTGTTGATTTTTCAAAGGTAAGAATTGCTAAGAAATTTGATGACGGCTCACCAATGGCAGAAATGCAAGAGGCAGGAGTTGAGTTTTATTATATATCTAGCGATTGGACTCAAATAAAAAAGGAAAAGCATACTCCCGTTTTAATACAAGGTTTTAGCGAGGAGTACAAAGATAGTGCAACTCAATTAATCTATGTTACAGAATATCGTGCAGGGGTTGACTATTACACTTATCCCGACTACATCGCAGCTGTTGATTGGATTGAGTTAGACAAAGAAATTGCTAACTTTCATTTATCAAGTGTGAACAACGGCTTTACCCCCTCAATGGTTATTTCTATGAAAGGCGGAGTGCCAACGGAAGAGGAGCAAAAGAAATTTAAAAAGAAATTACAACAGAATTACGGAGGCTCAGATAATGCCTCACAAGTTTTTGTTACATTCTCGGAGGGTGCAGATTCATCTCCTGAGTTCATACCGATTAACTTAAACAGTTCCGATGATAGATTTGTTATTTTGGAGGAGCAGATACAACAAAATATTATTATTGCTCACGGTGCGAGTCCGATAGTAGCAGGAATTGCAATAAGTGGGAAGTTGGGTAGTAGTGATGAAGTTATAGAATCGGAGCAAGTATTCCAAAAAAATGTAATTGATTCAAAACAGAAACTTTTAGAACGTCCGTTTAACAATATTTTGAAAATTAACGGTTCAGACCAAAAAGTAAAATTAGTAGCAACAAAATCATTTGATGATGTTGAAGAAATTACGGACGATGGCTCTCCTGTAGATGTTGAGGCGGATGCTAAAGCAAACTTGAGAGGTTCTGTTGGTGGTGTTACGGGGATTTTAGACATAGCGGCACAAGTTTCGGCGGGAGTTATAACCCCCGAATCAGGGCAAGCGGTTTTGGAAATTATTTTTGGATTAAAAACGGAAGATGCTGAAAGGCTATTAGGTAAACAAAGTGTAAATATTATAGAGGATGGCAACGAATAAAGTATTATTTTTAAGTGTTGATTACTTACGTGATAACACAGTTATTAACGGAGATGTTGATTCAACATTATTAGAGCCTTTTATATTATTGGCTCAAAACGTACACGTTGAAACAATAACGGGAACATCGTTATATAATGAGTTGATAGCTGAGATAGTAGCAGACACTTTAACGGCAGATAATAAAATATTGATTGATGATTATATACAGCCTGCATTGACTCAATGGAGTTTATATGAGGCGTTACCTTTCGTTAATTACAAGTTAACTAATAAAGCGATATCAACAAAGAACTCAGACAATAGCGACCCCGTAGAATTAAACGAATTGCACTACTTGCGTGAGGCGGTTCGTAATGTTGCAGAGTATATGAGTGAAAGGGCTACTTTATACCTAAAGGCTAACCCTACTAAATACCCTTTACATTTGAACTATGGGACTGATTGCGATGATATAAGACCAAACAAAACAAATTATTTTAGCGGTATAGTATTTTAAGTTATGGCAAGAAAAAAGAACAGTAAGAAATTAAGTGTTTACCTAAAGAATAATAAAAAATGATAACAATAGATTCAAGTTTTTGGTCAGCCGTTGGGGTTGTATCGTCTGATGGTAATGCTAAAGGTAATCAATACGACTTTTACAACTATATTGAAATGAGTAACGGGGAAACTATTACGAATCAATATGAGTTTTTTAAGAATAGCCCCGTTGATGGTGTTTATTATAACGACCAATACGATTGGTATAGAGCGGTTGGGGTGTTGTATTCTGAGCCTATAATCGATGAGTATAGTTTTTATCAAAATGTTAGCGTTGACGGTATTAACCCTATTGAAAATCAATATGAGTTTTTTAAGGCTTTAACAGATGCTTTAGGGTTTGTAATTCAACATTCTTTTTTGTATGATGGGGTTAGTAAATATACAAATATTGATGATGCTTTAACACCTTTAGCAACTACAACCAAAGGAGCTTGGTTAGTTCAAGTTAAACCGACTTTAGGCTTACCAAGCGGAAACCAAAGAATCGTTTGTTTTGGAGATACTGACGGAATTGAACAAATTTCAATATTTCAAAACTCGGCTGGATTACTAAGGGCTGGATGTGATGTTGGCGGAGTTTCCCAATGGTTGTTAAATACTACAAATCCCGTATTTGCAGACAATACAAACATTACAATAGCTTTAATTCACAACGGAATAGAACCAAGAATTTTAATTAATGGCGTTTTGGTTGCTCAATCTTTTGCAATAGGAACTGACAAAACAGCGTGGTTTAATAATGCAACGGGATTAGACAACGGAAGTGTTGCGACAAGACGACAAAATAATAGTGTAGATAATTATTTTGATGGATATAATAATCAAGTTTCTTTTTTAAATAACGACATTACAAATAGCGAATTTTTAGATTGGCACAATAGCGGAAAACCAAAATCAGCCTATTCTTTATTCCCGACAAAAACAGTTTATGTTTATAATCCAGATGAAAGTGTTTGGAACGGTTCAAATTGGATTACAACAGATGCGATAAGTGGAATTGTTGCAACTTCTGTAAATATGCTTGAAATTGACAAAACAACAGTAACACCTTATTGATATGTATAAAATAATAGAAACAATAAATATATCAGAATTAGAAACGGGTAGATTTTCAGGGTCAAAAGATACCGTCCGCTTCAATAATGATAAAACTGAATTTATTACAGAGTTAAGAACTGGAATAAAACCGTTGAAAGATGAGGTTTTAATAAGTCATTCAGATGCTTTAAAGTTGATGCAAACAAAAGATTGGAAAAAAACAGAAAATATATAGTTATGATTTGGTTATTATTCGTTTTAATTTCATCTATTTTAGAGGCTGTAATGTTTCATAAGAAGATATTTATTAAACACATTCATATATATTTAACTATTCTAAGATGTTTAGTTTGTATTCCTTTAGCTTTGCAAAATGATTATACTTTAATATATATTTTTATTTGTATTTTATCATTCCCTTTTTTACACGATGGTATTTATTACACGTTTAGACACTTACTAAATAGAAACATATATAAAAAAATGTTTTTTGATACAAGCACAACAACTAACGCAATATTATCATTCTCTTTATTTTGGAGAGTTATGTTTTTTATTTTTTCTTTGGGTTTATTACCTTTAATTTTATTATAATGCAGCAACAAGTAAACAACATAGAGGAGAAAGTAGACAATCAAGGGGAGTTATTAAACAAAATCTACAACAAAATTGTAGGGGATGAGTTTAATGAGGGTTTGATTGATGATGTAAAAAGAAACAGTAACCACCGTAAAAACGCTTTTAAAGTTAACGGATTTATTGCAGGGATTGCGATTGTTTTAGGTAGTGCAATAACTAAATTCTTTCACTTATGAAAAATATAATCAGTAATATATTAGGTATTTTAATTATAGGAGTTTCGATTTACGGACTCCTATATTTAGAATTAGAAGTATTAAAATTTAGCGTATTAATTACGATAGGTTTAGCGGCTTTCTATTTTGAAAATTCAACGATAAAAGAGTATATTAAAAAAGGTTTTGATAAATGGTTAAAATAAAAGATTTTTTAATTGTTGCGTTGTTTATAGCTTTATTTTTTACGTGCAACAAGCCGCAAAAGATAGTAA